TCAAAGCCTTTTATTTTATTCTTAAAGGCTCTAGGAGTAGTCTGGTAGAAATCATCCTCACGCATTTGTAAGATACCAAAGGCAATTTCTTCCAGTTCATCCCATGTTATTTCTTTGCTTTCGGTTTCGGTTTTGGAGCTTTCTTCTGGCTCACCTTTTTTTTTCCGTTTTCTGCGCCTGGAATGCTTTTCATGAAAGCATCGACCACCGTTTGCAATTTACCAGAATCCTGAAAGACTAAATCATTTAAGATGTCATCTGTATTCAAAGACTCGCCACCAGCATTTATAACTCCAGCATTTACAAGATCTCCTATTTTTTCCAAGGCATCAAATTTGGGATCTGCACTTATATTGCTAAAGGTTTTTTCAAATACCTTAATCACACCTTGGATTCCTTCTTGTTCCCAAAGCACACCAAGATGTCTAAAAGCCCCATAACCAAACTTTATAGGGTGAGATACACCCTCTATCGTGATTGATTTCATAAGCTTATATATTTGGAAGATCTACTTTCTCTAATTTCTTAGATCCAGAAAAGGATATAGAAGCTGTACCATCTTCTTCTACTGCTAGATTAAGTTCTAAACTTTCGATAATACATTCACCTTTAAACATAAAAGATGCATCACCTTCTGAGGGAACAAATTCAATAGGGATAGCAGTATCAGTATCGTCATTGTAAAGATCGAACAAGGCTCCAAAATCGTGAGCATCTTCACCATCCGAAAGATAAACCGCCAATGCTGATGCAGAACCGCTGAAAGACTTCTGGCCTTTAGCCCTTTCTACACCATCTGTGTCTTTTGTAGATCGCTCTCTGATTTCTCTTGTAAGAGTTACGCTACATTCTGTAGAATGATATACTGTTTTGTCATCTAAGGTCATCCTTAGGTTACCATTCATTACTTTTTCTCCAGCCATAATTTCTAAGATTTAAAATTTAAATTCATAATTAATTGTGCAAAGACCTTCACGGCCATCGCTATAGTTGTAACCTGTTTCGTTCCCTTTGAACTTCCAGTTGTAACTTGATTCTTTTATAGCAGTTTCAATAGCATCTGCTATTGAACCACCTTGGTTAAGAGAGTTGGCAAATACAAACATCTCTACTGCATACTGTGCAATTCCATCTTTTGTAAGAGTTCCAGTATTGCTGAGTTTAAAATTGACAAATGGAAGTTCTTTTTCTTCTGTAGCTAGATCCCAGAATACATTGGTTTCTATCACATCCTTAATTGCTTGCAAACTCATCACTTCATTCACATGTTTTGCTGCTTCAATAATCATTTGCTTAGTTTATTAATTTGCCTTTGTACCAGTCTTTGCATTTCCTTTTTATACTTGGCAGTAACTATAGAACTTCTACTTGACCAAACTTTGTCTTTAGCCTTATCGACTACAGTGTTTATTCCTACTCTAGATCCAAGCTTATTAGACCCTATCTTAGTTCCTTTGTCTACAACCATATGCCTGTACCAACCCTGTTTATTGCCTTTTATGGACGGACGAACCACTACTTGTGGATTACCACCTACTTTGCGAGCTGGTACTGTTTCAATTGCCACAGAATCTCTCAAAGTACCAGCTGGGTAGATAGTTTCAAAGCGTTTTACATCCCTGCTACTTTTTGGCAACTCATTAGAATAAGCTGGTACAAAAGGTTTTGCTAGTTTCCTTTGTATCTTAAGCACTTCGCGCCTGGTCATTTTATCGTCTAGCTTTTTAAGCTTTTTTATAAGCTCTGCAAATCCTTCTACATCAATGTCCACGTCTTGTGCATTTAAGTTTAAGAAATCTATTTTTTTGTTGGCCAGATAATTCTATGGAGTTGATCTGGTAGATCCCATCAAAGTCCTTAACGAAATACTTTTGTCCATTCACAAATAGATCTGAGCTAAATCTTACAATGAAAGCCACCACTCCAATTCCAATGACTCTACCATCGTCATCATCTTGATTTCCTGTAAAATCTTCACGCTTTGCATACACCACCTCTTTCACCAACTCATCTTCTTGAGTGGATTCTCCGGTGTCCGTCTTGGTCGCTGTGTTTTTAAAAAGAGATACTTTTCTATTTAATTGTCCAGCGTGTATGTATGCAGATGAATTCATTAAAAGGTTTTTCTGTAAGGTCTTAGAACGTTGTGTGCTGCTTGGTTAAATTTAATTGGCATATTTTCCCTGTAGGTATCGTTGTGAGCGAATAGCAAAAGACAAGCTCTCTTTATGTCCGCAGGAATGTCCGCGAGACTGTAACCAAGATTTGCAGTGATAAAGATTCTATAACCAAAATCTGAAGGAATCTCCATGTCTAAGTAGAGGATCTTACTTTCGTAATTCCAATTCTCAGTCTGGATATCTTTTAGAGTGCCATTTTCATCTTCATACTTAAGAGCTGTGATGCCATCGCCTATGATAGGAAAGTTAATTTTGAATCTATTGAACCAGCCTTCAATTTCTACGGTAGATCCCATTCGTTTGAGCACAGGATATTCTACATAGTTTTCTATCTCGGTAGTGGCTGCATCTAGAAATAGTTGTAACAATGAATCTTCATCGTCAAAATCTATTTTAGAATTCGCTTTTGCCTGGGCTAGAGTCACTATCTTTTCTGTTGCTTCTGCAGCACCGTATGTAAGGCTGAAAGTGTTCATAGATTATTTAACTATTTCGCCATCTTTGTTTTTTACCAACTCATCTGCCTGTTTTTCTTTTAAGATCACAGTCATGCCTTTACTTTGAGGTAGGCCGTATTTTCCAGCTGCATTGTGACAAAGGATTTTTACTTTGACATCCTTTTGCTTTTCTGCCTTTTTAGCTTTTGCTTTCTTAGCTTTAGACTTTTCTTGATCTGCAGCTTTTTTAGCTTCACCAGTAGATTGCTCGACTTTTACATCTTCATTTTCTTCATTTTTATTTTCTTCAGACATAACTTTTAAGGTTTTAATATCATGTTACTCTGAGCCTATAAGACCCAGAGCAACACAATAAATGATTATATAGTGATAAATTTGTTTACTGCAAATGCAGTTGGTTGAGCAATCTCAATACCAGCAATTGCATTAACAACTAGTCTAAGATTATCGTTCAAAGCTGCAGAAAAAGGATCTTCTAGCAAAGACACTGCGCCCCATTCACCTATAAACAACTTGCTAAAATCTCCATAGATTAAGACTTGGTTTCCAGAAAGAGCAGGAACAAGTGTAGTAGCTCCAACATTGCTACCGTTAAGATCGCTTCTGTTGTCCATAATAAATCTTCCAGAACCGGCATCCTTAGTTGTACTTAGGTAAGCTGATCTAAGCTGTGGAGACATTAGGTAAGCTCTAGCTACTTCTGTAGCATCTTCACCATCAATTAAACCCATAAGCTCTGTAACTTGACTCCAATCTGCATCTGTAGCTGTTGTTATTGCAGAAAGTTTAATGCCATCTTTATTCAAGATGCCTTCTGGCTCATTGTTGGTTCCGGCTCCGTTAATTGCTGCTCCATTAAGAGAGGTATCATAAGCCATTAATATAAGCTGTCTAATTATGTTTTCTGTATCTACAGAAGATTGAGCAATTAAACGTCTAGAAATATCCACAGCACCACCCAATCGCTCCGGTTTTAGTTGTGGCCCTTTAAAGTCTTTGGCTTGTGGTGTTATTCCAGCATTCTCTGCTAACCATGCCATAGTAAACTTTTGTCCAACAGGAAGGGGAATAGATCCTCCAGTTAAACCAGATAATCTTGTAGCCCCAAGAGACTCTAAGAATGTTGCTGGTTGAAAAGGCATTTGCACTCTTGGAGTTTGATCTACTACAAATTGTCCACCTTTATCTCCACTATCACCAGTTACAGATTGGTTCCTTAAAACTGACATTGGGATAGTAAATCTTGATTCACTAGGAGTACTAACCCCAGCATCTCTATTTGCTTGGATTCCAATTTCGTTTAATTCCTTTTCAGCACCATCTAAAGCTTTTTTACTTCTAAAAGCTTTGCTTATAGATGCGCGCTCAGTGATTTCACGCTTTTCAGCTTCTTCACCTTTTGGTTTAGCACCACCTTTGCGCTCACCTTTTTGGGCAGCAGCTCTTTTTTCGAAGTCCTCAATTTGTCTCTCTTCTGCAATGTCAGCATCTAGTGCCTCGATTTCAGTTTGGAGAGTTGCAAATTGTGTTCTTTGTTCATCGGTGAATTTTCCATCACCTTCTTTTCTGGCCTTGACCAGATCTTCTTGAGCTTTAGTTTTTGAAGCTCTCTCTTGTTGTAACTGTGCAATTTTAAGCATGGGTATTATTTTTATTGATTAATAATTGAGCTTCAAAAACATCAAATCCTGAAGTTCTTTTTTGTTCATCTGCATTATCTTCTGCAGGTATAATTGGTGTAAATTCTTTTATAATCTCATTGAGATCACTTGTATTTCTGGCCAGTGCATCTGGATTGGAGTTTAGAGAAACAATAGACCACTCGACTAGCCTCTGCTGTGTGAAATACAAAACATTGGGATCTTCATTAAGATCTTCTAGTCCATATCTACCGTCTAATATTTCGGCCCTTATAGAGGCTCCACGAATTATTCCATTTTTAACCTTGTTAAAAATCTTCTCTGCTAGAGGATTGTTTTCTGCAGCTTCAAATTTTGCGCGACCTATAACTAAACCATCTTCTATAAAAACTACTGAAGTTCCAATGACACTATCAGCATCGGTGTGATTATGGTTAAAACATACAATAGGATTTGTTTCGTAGCGATCAAGCAGCCATCCATTACTTTTAAAAACAGTATCATAAGTATCTACAGCTTCACTAGAAATTACAAAGTCAATAGTTCTTTCTGCTTCGTTTATACTGTCTGCACGCACTTGTGCATTTCTTACTTGTATTTTATCCTTTGCTTTCATCAGCTAATAGTTTTTTCATTTGTTCTTCGTTAAGAAGATTAGACATTTGTAAAAATTGATCACCATCTGGATATGGGTTTAGACTTTCTAAAACTCTAATTTCGTTGGGAGTCATAGCCTTAAGGAATACCATAGACTTGTAATATTCTGCTCTGGACTTAGGATCTACCTGTAGTAGTATTTTAAAGTTTTGATCTATCGCTATCGAATTAGCTTTTTCAGGATCTGTGAAAAGCTTAAATTCGATTTCTTCTTTTATCTTTTGGGCTAAAGGTTTTACAGCAGACTGCAAATAATCCTGTTCCATTTGCACCATAGAGTTATAACCACCTTCACCCTTTATTCTTAATTTGTGATTCGGTATGTGAAGCCACCGGGCAATATCTTCTGTACCACTGGCGTAGGTTTCAATAAATTTTGATTCTTCAGGATTAAGACCTATGCTTTTATATTTCATCCCTTCATCCAGTACGGCTGCTCTATGCTTATTCATGGATGTAAGCCTTTTTTCGAAGGCTGTACCTAAAGCGTCTTTTGCAGTACTGTCTATTTTTTTGTCAGATTCAATTACACCATAGCTTAGGCCTTGATCTTCTAGAGACATAGAACCAAATTTTTGTGCATTTAATGTAACACCAAGGTTATCTGCTGCAAATTCTAAAACAGATTTTCCAAGCTTTCCATCAAATGAAAAACCCGAAACGTGAAAGACTTCGTAAGCACTGTACATTTTACTTTTGTACTGGTAAAACAATTTGTCTTCATGATCTATAACAGTTACCAAACTTGAATCCCAAAAGTCTAAGGATATTTTGTTTCCAGATTCATCGGTGACTATTCCAGCAAAGTAATTACCCCTCAATAAAACAGTGAGAGCGATTAAATGCTTAAAGCCAAAAGGCGACTGGTGATGATTGGGTCTATTGTTAATTAACTTATTGACCGGATGGTCCTTAAGATAAGTAATATTGTTATCTGTTTTTTGTACTACAGCATGTGGAAGTATTGCTATGGAATTTGCTATCATGTCTATTCCGCTATAAAAAGCGGAAAGCGTTAATGAGGTGCGGACGTTTACCTTCTTTGAAGATTCGGTTAGGCCATAAGCAAAACCAGGAAAGCCTCCAACAAATGTTTGAGCACTTACAACTGATCTTAACGCATTTTGAAAAACAGACATATTTCTTTTATCTGCTTCAAAAATATGGGAGCTATCTAATTAAAAACTCCAACAATGTTTCCTTTGTTGGAGTTTTTAAAATTTTGCTAACAGTGTATAAAAAACATTAAAACGTTTTTTTATACGGGTGTTAGCAAAAAATACTAACCTGCATAAACTAACTCTAATCCAGTTAATGCGAAATATAAATTTTGTAATTCATGAACGTGTTTGATATCTATTTTAAAATTATGTGATTCATTACTTAAATAGATTACATGCCCGTTAATTTCTTCTCTGATACAAAAATTATATAGTCTTAAACCATGATTTTTCCATTCAAAACCTAAATTGATAATCCATTTTTGTGTTAGTTTTATTCCTTTAGTATTTTTTTCAGTGCAATTTTTAGGTAGTGGTAACTCTACTATTTCTTGTATGCAGTTTTCTACCTCAATTAAATTTCCAATTCTTAATTCTTGTGCTTTCATTTTATTTTTTATCTAATTTATTAAATTATATTTTGCTAAAATGTCTTGTAAATTCTTTTAAATCATCTCTATCAGAAATACTAAAATCCATAGGGAAATTGTCCTTCATAAAACCTTTCCCGTGGCAAACTAAAGTCAAACCAAAACTTTCCTTATAAATTTCGATGTATTGATCTTTAGTTTTATTCTCAACCGCTTTTAAAATTTGCTTATGATTTATGCCGTTCTTACCTAAAGAAATAAATTTTTTATCTTTTAAGAATTTATAGATTGCTGTTTTCATAATTTAATTTTATTAAGTAATTTTTAAATAATTTTTTCTAACCACCGTTTCAAAACGGTTCTGCATGTCCTGCAGATAAGTGTTCGATCTCAAGTAAGTCGAGCTACCAAATGCAGTGTCGATGACTTTTTCCATTTTAGGGAGAAGGATTTCAATAACTTCTACCATTTCTTTTGCTTCTGGGCCATCTGCTTTTACATCTTCCAGATCTTCCATAAGACACATGAGGTGAGTCATGATCTTATGTGATTTAATGGCCATTTGCTTGCTGTGGTGTTTCATATTAGTTCTAGTTTCAATTGCTCAGTAAATTTTAATTTAGAGTCTGAAAAGCCTCTAATCCTGCAAGCTTTTCTAAATTCTTCAGGTGTATCGATATTATATTTAAGATCCTCCGGGATTAATGATTCTACAGAATCGTAATTGTAAATAGTTACTATTCTGCTGTTCCGTCCGTAGTTTTGTGCAAGTTCAAGAAGCTCTATTTTGCAAAGTTTTCTTTCACAAATTACATCTGTAGAATTATCTACTGCCGTTTTTCTAACTCTATTCGGCATTTGATCTATCATAAAACCTACATATAATCCGTTGTGCCTTTTTTGCTTCCAAATAAAATATTTTGCAACACATTTTTTTATATTAGAATGTTTCAAAATAAAATCAATTTCAAGAGTAGAGTATTTATAGCTCACTGGCTTACTCGATAACTCATAAAGTCTATTATGTTTTTCTATATCTAACATGGATTAAATGCTAAAATGTTCTTTTACTTTTTGGTCAAATACCTCTTTAGTCAAGTCTGATATGGCTCTGCCTACTGAGTTGTAATTTAGTTTTTCGGCAACAATGCATTTCTTCTCATAATCGGTGAGATCCTTTTCTGGTATGACTGACTTAGAGTCGATTTCTAATTGGCCTTTGCCTGGCATTATCTTCATTTTGGTTAAACCATCATTGTATTGGTGGAAATCAAATTGCAGTTTTGCAGAATTTAATATCTGTGAAGATATATTGGTGATGTTTTTTACGTGAGCTGCATCTACAGTTTTGTTTTTGGCTTGCTCCAAAGTTTCAAAAAGTACTTTGTTGAGTTGATCGATAGAATTTTCCATAGTCGTTTTTAGTTTTTGATTTGTTTTTCTAGTTTATTTTTTAGTTTAATGCCTCGTTTAATTTGATTTGGATATTGCAAATAATTTCTATCAAGATGTTCACGCCTGGTAATGGCCATTAAATTCTCAATTCTGCAATCTAAACTATCCCTATTTATAAAAATGATAATCATCCCTTCAGGTATTTTGCCATGGTGTTCTTCCCAAAGTAAACGATGAGAAGCCTGCATATATCCATCTTTGTTTTTTTTGTACCTATAAGGAATTTTCTTTTCCCATCTTATAGATTCATAATCTGGCCCCTGTGTGTTATGTGCCTTTCTGCCTTTTTTGAATTGTGTTTTCTCTACCGCCGCCATCCCCTCTGGAGTCATAAACTCTTCTCGCTTTTTTCCTTTATTAAAAGCAATATTGCCTTTTTTAAATTGTGTATGCTTGCACTGAGCTGCATAAATACCACCAACTCTTTTCCAAAATGCTTTGCTTTTTCTAAGTCCTAAAGGCCCACTCTTTCCGGTTATGCTAGATTTAGTTCTGTTTAGTATTATAGCCAGATCCTCGTTTTCCTTATCTGGATAGTTCTCTATCAAGTAATCAATTTCTTCTTTGGTCCAAAATTTCTTTTTCATTTGAGAAGGGTTTTTTTATTTTCATTTTCATAAACATTGCCTTTGACCTCCAAATGCTCACCAAAATATTCAACGAGTGATGTTAAAAAACTTCCATCTTTTTTAAATGAAACATCGATGCACCAGCTTAAAGTATCTTCGCACCAAACAACAGGCAAAAGACTTTCATTGTATCCTAAACTTAAATCCTCTTCATCAATAGGATAGTAATCGACAAGGTAATCGGCTTCAAATATTTCAATTCCTTTTTTATCTTCACGTCCAATTGATTGCAATGGGATGATATCTTTTACCGAAAAATCATTGGTTAGTGGTTTTCTATAACACATTTTTTTTAATGTTAAATCCCAGAATCTAAATTTTATTTTTCTCATTTCTTTAGTTTTTTATTGAAGTATCGTCTAATTAAGTAGCCTCTTAAAATGCTTATCAATGTAAAGCATAGTGTTATTCCAAGGTTTTTTAAAGCTGTACTATGTATTCCAAACAAAGGGAGCACTAAAAAAGTAGCTGCTAGTGATATTGTAAAACCTAAAAAAGTATTGATGAGACTTTCTTTAAATGATTCTTTTTTTGATTGCATAGTTTTTTTAAATTTTATTTTCTTTTTCTTTTTTTAAATTCATCTTGATAGCGTTCCTGATATTCTATTTTTCTACGCTCATACTTTTCTAAAGCTTTTAGATCACCACTTTTAGCTAAATCAAATAATTTACTGTCTATTAGTAAATCAGCTTTATCAAGTCCTTTATTGTAGTATAAATTAATTGTGTGATTTTCATCATAAAAATCTTTTTTAAAAACTTCAAAATCATCAACTTCTAATACATTTACCACCTTAGATAAAGGATATCCAAGAGTTCCAACTTGTATCATCTTTTTTAAAAATTCTTCTGTGTATTTCATTTTAGATTTTTTTAATATAATCTTTACCGTTTATCTTTACATTTAGTGTATTATCCAGCTTTAACATTCTGTCAATTGTTACTTGGCAGTACTTAGGGTCAAGTTCCATGGCGTAACATTTTCGGTCTAATTGGTGTGATGCTACCATTGTAGCTCCAGAACCAAGAAACCCATCACTTACTATTTCACCAACTTTTGAACTGTTTCCTATCTGTAACCCAAATAGTAAAATTGGTTTCATTGTTGGGTGCTCTCCATTTCTATTTGGTTTATCAAATTCTAGAATTGTAGTTTGCTTACGTCCACCTTTCCAAAAATGGCTACCGCCTTCTCTCCATCCGTACAAACATGGCTCATGTTCTTTTATCCATTCCCAACTCTCTGCATTCACAGCTTCTAGGCATGGCTCATGTCTCCATTGGTAGTCTTGTCTGCCTAATACCATTGAACTTTTTAACCAGATTAAACATTGTTTTAAAAGAATTCCAGAATCCTTCATGGCTTGTCTAAAATTAGCACCCTCAGAATCGGCATGCCAAACATACCAAGCTCCGCCTTTTTTTGTAAAACTTCCTAATGCAGTATAAAAATCATAAAGAAATTTGTAAAAATCATCATTAGTCATTGAGTCGTTTTTAATAGTTAGAGCATCTTTAGTTGCTCCTGTATAATTTACATTATATGGTGGGTCTGTTAAAACCATGTCCGCTAAACTTCCGTTCATTAATTTAGCGATATCATTAACATCGGTTGAACTGCCACACAATAAACGATGCTCTCCAATTTCAATTAAATCACCTAAAACAACATCAACATCTAATTCTTCAGGAATAATGTAATCATCCTCGTAAGCTTTATCAGCAAGCAATTTATCTTTTTTAATAATCCATTCATCTAACCCTAAAATATCAAAGCCTAATTCTGGTAAGTCAATTTCTGAAAATTCTAAATCCAATACCTCAAAATCAAATTCACCTGCATGAGTATTACTGATAATAGAATATTCTTTAACTTCTATTTCCGTAAGTTTTCTGTTTGGAAATCTGACATCAATTTCTTCATCCCCTCGACCTGCCAGCAATAAAGCTGTGATTCTTTGATTTCCACCAATTATTTTATAGTCTGTATTTATTGCAGGTATTTCAACCAGATTAAATTTATTTAAGCTTTCTAGCAACTTTTTCTGTTTAACTGCAGTAATTTTTCTCGGATTAAAATCTAACTTAACTAAGTCTTTAACTTTTACTTTTTTAGTTACCCATTGTAATTTTTCCATGTTCTATATTTAATTTTTGAGTTTTTCTTTTAAAATAAAAATGCACACTGCAATTTCAAAAGCCATCAGAATTATTATAAGTAAAATTCTTATCCAGTGGTCGTTGATCCATTTCAAATCGAGTAGGGTAGAAGTCGCCAGTGGGAAAGCAAAAGTGAGCACTACTATAAATATAAATTTGAGGTCTTTTTTCATTTCTTGTTGTTTTTTCTATTATTCACATTGCTAAAACTTCTGTAACATGAGTATTTGTACTCCCCAAAAAATTCAAAGTATTGATCGTTTGCCCGGTTAAAGGCTTCAAGATTTGTTTTAGAGGTTTTTAGCATTTCAAAAAAGTAGTTGTAAAATCCTACGTTAGTGGCCAGCTTTTTAATTAATTGATTTTCAGTTTCTAATTCAGAATGTGATTTCATTTGGATCGGTGTTATTGTATTGAGATTCGTTATTATCCTCTGGTGTCATTGTTCCTGCTAAAGCCATTACAGATGCAATGATGCCATCTATTCTTTTGGTCGATTTGTTTTTTGCATAGCGTATATTCTCGTTTGGATCTTGATAAGCTACGCATCCAGAAATCATCCATTTTAAAATTGGGTGACCGCCATGTCTTATTTTTTCAGAATAAATAAGCGTTTCAAATTCTTTAGTAGGAAATGAAAAGTGAGCTGTGGTTTGAGGAAATGGATGCATCTCTATTTCTCTAGCTGTTAGATTCTGAACCAGTTGAGTAGCTTGCCACGAATCGTATTCATACCACTTTGGGTGAAGCACATCCCAACAAAATGCAACAATGCTTTGTAAGTTTTCATAGTCAATTTGGTTACCTGGTGTCGCCTGAAGGATTGGCTGCTTTTCAAAAAAACTACTTACATCATTAAAACCTTTCAGATCGATGTATTTTTTTAGGGTTTGATTTTTCCAAAATTTGTAGGGAACTCTATCTTCAGAAGATCTTTTTTCCACAGTATCCAATGGACAAAACAGCATAGGCAGTAAATCTCTTATCCCATCTTCGTCTGGATTACTTACAAAAACTATTGCAGATAAATCTATCGTTGAACTTAGGTCCAAGGCGCCGGCACATCCGTGTTCTAAAAAGTTTTTCATTCTTATTTTCCCTGAACATTTATCCCAGATATCTTCAGGAATTCTAACTTCAGCAGCATCTACCCACTTGTTAAGATGCTTTGTTTTAAAGTTTGGTATTTTACTAGATTGGTTAATTGCCTTTTTATACTCAGATTTTAGATGTGAAATAGATACAGATACATTTAAATTTGGATTTGCTTTTATCCAATTTGTTTCATCTTCCCAATCATCGTTATCATCTAGATCATGTATCATTATAAAAGTGTGATCGTCATCTTTTAT